TATAACCGGTCGCCGTTAGTACATTGAGCGCATCTTCAATGCGGTCAATGCTTTCATTTAATGAATCCACTAACACCCACGCCCATTGCAAAAACTGAACATCAAATTCAGTAGCAGAAATAGGATTAATCCTGTCTAAAGAAATCATCGTTAGTTAGCCCCGCCGGAAACGCGCTTGGTATTTCTAACGCCGCCCAAAATAACAATGGGCGCCGAGGATACACAGACAACTTTGTAACATCGGTTTCGACTACATCCCATTTCATACCATCGCATACGCCATCGATACTCGCCGAGAGGACTAAACTCTCTTACATCGGCGGCTAAAAAAGTTTCACCACCATCATCCGAATAATAAAGCTCAATATGGGGTTTAAATAAATCACAATAATGATTACTATCAAAAGAGGGGGTGTTGGAGCCTTCCGTAACCAGATATTTATTGTCTTCAGACAAGATGTAAACAGGATTGGTAGGGGTGCTCGCTTCATCAACAATAAAAACGGCGTTATCAAAGGGGGCACAGCTACGATAAAAAGTCTTATTACCAAAGACAAAATCGATCTCAACATATTCATCCTCAAATTCTGCATAGTCATCCAAAATAATCTGCTTCGTCACAAGTTCATAACGCATGGGAAACTTTAAAAAAGCGTCCGCAGATTGGTCGCTTGCTCTCTTAGGATTAAGCAACTCATTGTGGTAAATATTCCCCGCCATTTCATAAATGGCGAAATCTTCTTGTACTGTTACTAAATGTCTATTATTGAAGTACACATGTTTTTGTATTCGGTTTCTTTCCCCGTTTAACTCAATACACCTTCCCCAGGTCTTGGTGGAAAAATTATATTCAATACAATTTGCATTATCGACAATATCCAAATCACCCAGATTCATAAATGTACCGGCCGATACACGATAAAACGTCGTGTTCTCATACTGATACAAAAACCCATCTGCTTCCGTTATTAAAAATGGGCTTAACCCATCATCATGCGTGGAATTTTGAATCAACACATTAATAGCTTCTGATGAAATATCCTCCGGCATTTGTCCGTTGCTCACCATAAATGAAACCAATCCTTCAGAATTTCTGGCTAACCACACCATCATCCCAAAGCAGACGGACAAACTATCTGGATCGGAAATTCCATAGTCAAAGTTATAAGACGTATTTAATTTCCATGGAAATTCAAAACTAACACCTCCAACCGTAATCGTTGTTGCAATATTTGCCCACACATCAGTTGTATAATCACACAACATATAAAGTTGATTATGCAGTACTGCAAATTGCCCAATAATGCCTGATGCTCTACCATTCAATGCTGAACCTGTTTCTGGATCAGTAAAATACGTATTCGCATCCCCCGCGAGGTTTATCTGAGACAAATAAAAATCAGGACTTCCCTCTACACTTACAACAAAGCGGTTACCGAACGCCGCAACGTAGAGAGGTTTACCCCCGGTGGTTGCGCCACCAGGAGCATTCGGGTCGGTAACCACCTCGGATGTGACGTTGGATCCATTTTCTTTAATTACAAAAATGTTCTTTCCATCCGTCATCATATTATAAATCAACGTACCGACTGCTAGAGTGGCAAACCAAATAGGCGTCCCCAATGCAACGTTGAAACTTAATGTTTTACGGTTATAAAATAAGTCAAATTGGTAAACAACAGGACCGTCCACCACATACAAATAATTAAGTGATTTAAATACAGCGCGAGGCTTACCATTAAATATAAGTCTATTCTGATTGAGAAAATTAATATGGCGTCTTCCCATCGCAGGATAGAGCGCCTGTTTTTTCTTACCAGAGTCAACCTGTATACCGTACCAATTTGCACAATCCATGGAACCAAATTGCACAAAACGCTGTTTATCGTAATAGCAAAAAATAGGGAGCTGCTGAATAGAAGCAGCAGGCGCTTTCGACAAGGCAGCCATTAAATACCCGCCCTAACACGCCATGCACCGTTCAAGAGCGATTGTTCATCTCCAGCAATAGACAGATTAACTTCGCTGGCCGCCTCAATTTGACTCTTTAATTCCCTGTAATTTTCCTCTAAATCATCTGTCCAGGCACTTCCGCGACCTTTAAACTGGCTAACATATTTTGCTACCGCGTAAAGTAAAAAAAGCTCCTGATACGCTGGAAGTACGTCTAGCGTATCATTGGAGGTAAGCGGTAATTTTTGAAACTTACCCCGACAAAAAAATGTGAAAAACTGGCTTGGAGCTGGATAAAGCTGTGCCGTGACCCATTCCGTGTCGGGAAAAGTAATAATAAAGCGCGGCAAACCCTGTAAGGGTTCATATTTCCATGCCGCCAAGAATTCATCCCTGCTTTTGTCAATCAATGGATAGGTAACGCCGCTTAATTGTAGCCATGCACTATCCATATTGGCTAAACGACCTTCCCTAATGTATGCAGTATCAGGAGTCGGTATTTCGCGCGAGAACGTGAGAAGTGACGCCCCAGTTAAGGTAGCATTCATTGTCATTGTGATAACGTTACCCACAATGCTTGCTATTTTTGTCAAAGCGGGAATTCCGCCGCCTGAAATGCCATCACCTACACTATAAATCGCACCATTAGCAACGGTTATCGTATGAGATGCAACCGCTAATGTGACGGTCTCGGTTTGCGTTGTAACCGGTCCTACATAGTCAGGTGAAACAAACATGATTTTCTTAACCGGCAAGCTAATGTCGACTGACACCGTTTTTGCAATCGGTAGTAACAATCCGGAAGACGCATAGCTGGAGAGAATTTGATTCAGAACACGGATCGCCAATGACTCATCTGAGCCCTGCAATGGCACCGTTGGACTACTGGCTGTAATCAAACTGTACATTTGAAATACAAATTCTCTAACAGTTGATGACATTGTATGTCCTTAGGATGCGGCTTTACCTATATTCGCTATCAATTCCTCTACAGTATCGACCTCTTTAGATCGCGACTTTTTTTTGGTCTTGCTCTCTTGAATAGAACAGGCATCTTCCTGGGTTGCAAACCAAACACCTGATTGCATGGCTGCTTCAAACTCATCCCATGATTCAACCAATTTAGATGCACCACTTGCGTTATAAACAAATGCTCTAAAGTGTTTTTTATCGACAATTCTGCCAAGGTAAATCGCTGGCTCTGTCTTCATGCTGACTCTCCTAAAAAGCGCCCCCTCATAAAAGAAGGCGCTTTCACTACCTTACGAACAAATACGAACCGCGAACTCTGGGTTAATCGCAACACCACAGATAACGTCGATACGATCTAATTGTTCATAGTTACGGATATCCGCACCAAGAGAGTAGGTCATCGCCAACTTGTAAAGGTCGGAATAACGTGTCACAGCTTCAACACCACCACGCAACTCTTTGATAGGAGGAGCAGCAAACACAATCGCTTGCGTGTGATAAGCCAATGAAACGTTATGGCTTGCACGTAGCAACAGTTGAGCACCGTTTGGAATAGCGGCTGAAATGTTTTGACGAGCACCATCAACAACGATAGTTGGGTTTACAGGAATAGTTGCTGTATTACCGCCAGCAGAAATAACCTGCGCTGTCACAACAAACTGAGCTCGTTGTGATAAGGGTTCATAGGTCAATGGATTAACCATAAACACGCCGGAGGCATCATCTACTTCTATGATGTCGCCTTCATTAAACACAACAGTGCCAGGGGCTTGACCTAGTCCAGTTACGCTAATGGTATTTCCGCTGCTGACAGGGCCGCCGGTCACTGTACCTGCCAACAAGAATCCTGCAGGAGGTGTACCGCCCAATTGACCTGCACCAGCAATTTGACGTGACAAAAAGTTGGTTTTAAAGAAGTCAAAACCCGACAAATGACCAACGAAACCGTCAATCAAAGCGCCTGTGTTAACCGTGTTGTTGAAAGTGTTGAACAAATCATTTGAAAGATTCGCAGCAATCCGAGGACCCACGCCCGCATAACGCTTACCATCTTCTGGAATACCCAGCTCTGTCATGTAGGCATCAGCACTTAAGATTGTGTTGAAGTCCACAGGAACGCCAGGGGTACCCACAGCTTGGTAGGTCTTTGTTTGGAATTCGCTGGCAATGAAACGCTCAACCATGTTGCCCAATCGCTTTGCGCGAGGAGCATTTGCCATTTCAAGGTAAGGTTCGTCACGTGCGCGATCGAATGTCAAGTTGAAACCACTGTACTCAAGCATGATACGAAATTGCTTGTCGATGGTAAGAGGTCTAACAACCTGTACGCGTGCTTCGGAGGTTGCGGTTGCGCCTTCGCCGCCCAAGTATCTTTCTTCTAAGCGGTAATCTAAGGTTTGACCGGTCGCAAATCGTAAATTTTTGAAGTCACCTTCAAGGTTACGGTTGGATGTTCTTGCAAAAGAGAGGGAGTTCCAGAAGCGTACAAAAACGTCATCTAAAACATATTGTGTTTCTCTAAAAGTATTGCTCATAATAAATACACTCCGTGTACATGGAATCAATCAAAAATTGTCTAATTAAAGACGCCGTTTCATTGTCCAAGCGGAGAGACTATTTATTACGCGCTCTGTTTTGGGTGATGGAATCCCTTACGCATCAAGTAAATAGTAAACGTTTTCATTGGTAAGTGTCAAATGTCAATAAAAAATAACCGAATTCTGTCCGTGTATAGTCGAATTCGGTTATGTGCCCCACATTATCTATTACCCTTATGCCTAGCTCTAACCGTATTCAAACGCTTTGCATCCGCTTTCGCTAACAAATCATCCCCACTCATATCTTTTTGCTTAGGCGTTACTCTGGGTGCCGCGTCTTCTGCGTGACGTCCTAAAGGACGTGGTGTTTTAGTCGCTGGTTTGTTTCTTCGCATGCGCTCTTCAAGCTTTCCCATTTCAACCATGCGAGCATAAGAGTCCGGTATCTTAGAAATACGCTCTAGTTCTCCGGGTTGTCGTTTGCTGACAGCATAAATAAACGCAGACGGATCGTTCATGCCTCTTAACGCTAATGTCATCGCATCATCCATGGGCTGTTTTCCCACTACTTCTCTAAAGTCGCTGAACCTATCCATGCCGGCGGTAAATTTTTCTTTAAATTGCTGTTCCAATTTTTGTTCATTGGCTTTCTGTTGTTGCGTCTGCTGTTCTACGTGCATATTGGTGACAGTATGCTTCACAAAGTCAGTTAACTGCTGCTGCCAGCCGCTTTCGTCATTGGGGTCGTACTGAAAATCTTTGACTGCCTGCTGGACTTCATTGCTTGCGCCAGTCCCTGATAATTTTTGCCGCAATTGTTGTATTTCATAATCACGTTGCGCTACTTCGTTCTGATATTGCTTCTCTTTCCGGTCTAGCCTTTCTTTCATGCCCTTAGACATGCGCTCTTTTTTATTACCGTAATCATCGACTTCCTCATCGGAGCCGTCGCTCTTATCATTCTGTGATGGCTCATCATCGTCGCTGGAATGATGCTCTTCCTCAGAATCAACCGAGTCACCTTCCGGCTCACTGTCCGTGTCCTCATAGGTTTCTTGTTCCATGTCATCGGCTAATTCTGCTTGCTCTTGAATCTTTTCCTTATGCTCAGGCGTTGCGGGTTGCTGAGAATTGCCCACTCCAGCCAATAAATCATCAATGCTGCTGACATTACTCATGGTTTCTCTCTCTACGTTGGTTTGTTAAACTTTTGACGTTAATATCTTCACTAAATTATCCGCATGGGCAATCTCTTTGTCCGTCTGTGTGCGGCCTGCTTCAGACAGATAACGCAACTCCCCTTCCTGAATGCCAGCAGCTTGTTCCAGTTTGGCGATTTCTAACTTCATTTGCTCAATCTCAATATCTGACTGCATCTGTTTTTGTTTCAGCATTAATTCTTGCTGTTTAATCTGAAGTTGCGCTTGTTGATATTGCTGTTGTGCCTGCTGCGCCTGTTGCTGAATAGCCACTGATTGCTGTTCGGGTGTAGGGGCATTTTGTTGCGGCATTTCACCTGTTTTACCTGCTGCAATAATCTGTGGAGACACAAGCGTCTTAAGGCGATTCTTAATCTCAAGTGTATTTGAAAGCGGTAAGTTTTCTGCGTACAAATCTGCAATCAAGTTAAAGGTGGCAGGGTTCGCTTGGAGAATGTCGCGTAATGATTCTAATGACTGCTCTTTCTGGCCCTCATAAGATGGTCCTGGCTTAAGCCTTACTTGATACGTCCCTTTCCGTATGTCGTTCTCAATGGATTCGCCGTATTCATCCATTTCGCGATTAATGGCAACGTTCTTCATGCCCTCGTCTGGCATCATGAGTGTCATCACCCTTTCACTGTCATACACGCGGGGTATCATTTCATTTACAATTTCGCCACCCGTTGCAATCGCACGATTGATGGAATTAAAAAATACATACGTGGCATAACTGCCTTGTCGCGTGCGCGCATCAATTGCTTTGCCGCTCGCTTCATCACCATTGTTTCCCATTCTTGATGGGTACAATCCTGTAGCCGTGTATAAATCTTGAATGGCAAGCTCGTATTGCTGATAGAGAGACTGTGACAATTCGGGTGGCCTTACTTGTTCAGGTTTTTCGCCACTCGGTGATTCATCGTACGTCAACATACCTTGTGTGTTTGTTGGGTTGCGCCAATGCTCCTGGGTGTCAAGACTCGCAACATTCTTTTTAGAGCCTATCCACTGATCGTAACGAGAAACCTTGAGGATATACGCAGATTGTGTTCTCAGGGAATTGATATAACGTTGAGTGTCTTTGCAATCGCCGAAGAACGAGCGCGTAACTTGCTTGCCTGCCTTGTTGTAATAGCTGTTGTTGTCCGTGAACACCAGAGGTAATTGCTCCGCTGGAAATTCGGTTTTATCCAGCTCATAATCACCGGCTATTTGATAATGAATAATCTTACTCTTTTTAGCGGGCCGCTTTTCTTCAATGCGTACCGGTTGTCCGTCGTCCCACAGCGTCATCAAGTCATCATCTTTATTTGCTGAGGGCTGCATTTTATTGGGAGTCACGTCAATGCCGGTATCCTGTGGCAATATGTCATGGTCACCTTTCATGCCAAAACCTTGTGGCATATAAGATTGACCGGTCATATTCTGACCTTGTCCCATTTGAGACAACACATCGGCTAACTGCGGCGGTGCTCCACCATCAGGCGCAGGTAAACCAGGAGGCTGCATCTCCATATCCATGGCTCTATTACGGTCATTGATTTCACGAGACTTATCAACAAGCTCGTCCATTTCTTCTTGATTTAGTACATTCCCATTAGACAGTTTGTAAAGCGTATCTTTTTCATATTTTCTCTTAAAATGGTTGATGATCGTAATCGAGTCATCATCTGCCCATGTGAAAGGATTTCCAGACTCATCGGGCTGAACAGCCAGCGCAATCTCTTCTTTTGATTGCGTAATGCTGGCGGTTTTTAGAATGGCTTGTTCGATATCTTTACCATGCACCTCGCGAAACTTTTTTCTCGTCATAGTGGTCAAATAACCACAAAGCATCCCATCCGTTTTACCAACGGTTTCTGCGCCCAAATCCCAGTAACACCTCGTGGCGTCTTTGAAATAAAAATACTGAATGTCTTGGTTAAAGGATTTTGAATGCGTGTAATCAGTACCAATGCAATAAGCGCTATAGCCGCCAATCGCGGCTTGTCCCGCTGCGACTTGATAGGTGAGTGTGGCGGACGTTGAAAACATGATATCTTTCGTAATAATTTCACGAAGACTTGCAACTTTTTCATCGCATCCTGTCATTGGAACGACTTGTAACTGAGGGGTGTTTTGCTGCTGCTCTCCCAAGAGGGAATTAGCCATCGCGCCAAGCTTGTTAGAGGTAAGCGCTACCTTTTGGTATGTTTTAAGCATCTCATCTGCGTCGTCTTCGGACCATTGGGACTGGCCTAATACAAAGTCGTGCATTGTGTGATAGAGATCGATATTTTGCTTAAAGCGCTCGTAGAATTTTTCATACGCGCCTCGTGCTTCTCGTGCAATCTTTTCGTTTTGTTTTGGCATGATTCGTCCTTAAATCAACATTCCTGCGTGTCTGTCTGGTAGTTTGTTTACTTTGTATCCGCCTTCAGAAACATATTCACCGCCATAAAACGTGAGCATTAACGCATCAGAAGTATCCGGGGAAAGAAGCCCTCGTTTCTTTGCGTCATCTTTGGATTCAATCAGCAGCCTGTCGCTTGAATCATACTTGTAACCCAATCCCGTTAAATCCGTTTGAAGCTCATCATTATCGGGAATGTCAACGGGGCTTTCTTGTAAAAACCAATCACGCATCATACTCCAAAGTTCTGCGCGTAAGTTTCTAAATTTGTCCGGCTCGCTGGCTTTTCGTGCAACATTTACGCCCTCAACAATATGATGCCCGAGCTCATGCAGTCTGTCGACAACACCCGCACCAATCCCAATGGAGTCAATACACACGCGGCGTGGGCGTTCTTTTTCAATAATGCGTTTGATGATGCCCGCAAGCTCCATGGTATCAATATTATAATGTGTCTCAAGGTTATAGGCTTTACGTCCTTTTCGTCGAATAATAGCCGTCCGGTCATCGCCTTTTCGGGCTGGGTCGACACCGATAACCAATGCCGTATTACTTTCAACGGTTGTCTCTCGCGCTTTCTGGACAACGCCAACGTGAATAAATGTATCAGTAATAGATGACAGGAATGCTTCGTCATCCGTAAACGGATATTCTTGGCAAAACTTTCTGTGCTTCTGTTCTTCGTCCCCTTTAAAATCTTGTAGCTTAATTCGTCGCCAGTTCAAATGGCCCAGCTTTAATCCATTGCTACCAAACTTTGTCAGCCACTCGTTTTCTTCCTCGGTGGGTTTAAAAGATGGATCGTCAATGCAATATTCATCCTGCCAGTACCACGGTACAAAAATGGCCTGATACCGCGTCTTGCCATTTTTCGCCTCTTTCCAATCCGAGTAAAAATCATTGTCTATTCCATTGGCGGTGGATTCTTTAATGACCTCCGTGTCATCCATCTCTGCAACGGTTTGCAAAAGACCCATGCTAATGCGAGCAGCGTCTTTGTAAAACGCGTATTCCGATAAATGCAAATATTGATTCGTCATTGAGCGACCAATTTCAGCGCTGCCCGCAGTGCCTACACGATAGCCGGAGCCCAACACATTATACATCAGCGTGTTGTCGTTCTTTTTATCTGGCATAGGGAATAAGAGAGGCTCTACATTTTCACTGTAACGTTTAGTCATTTCGAAAATAGCGCGCGTTGCATCGGAGAGATGCGTAAGGATAAAGGCTTTTTTCCCGCGCTTGGTGATAATCTTATGAAAGTAACGTGCCTGCACGTAAGTAGAAATTCCCTGCTGACGTCCTTTCAATATCAAAGCACGAACTTTGCCAGTTTCTCTAAGCTGTGTTTCAAGACGTTCATGCACATAGAGCTGCGCACGATTTAGTTCAAACTTTCGTTCAAGGCCTGATTTGTCATGGATGATGAGGAAGTTCTTGGAAAAGCTCGGCAATGATTTTAAGATCCGTATGAGCTTTTCTTCGTCCATTCGTTATTTCCTAGTTAAGGCAGTTGCCCCTGTGCGCAGTGCGAGGCCCACACATTTGAGCCCGCATGGAGATACAGGTGCGCAATCATGTTTACTCTTTTTCAATTAAAATTCTTTCGATTTGGGAGGAAAGATCATCAAAAGACTCAATGACAAAACCTACCGCCTTCTCCATATGTTCTGAAGCCACCCAATCTAACATTAAAAGATTACCCTTAATCGTATGCACGTTTTCTAAAATTAATGCGGTCAATTCGCTCTCGAGTTTTTCATTCATAATCATTCCGACAATCTATCAACAATGGTTACCACAATACTCTTATCGTTTTGCTTATCTTCTTCAGCCGCTTGCCCATACTGTCTTGGCAATAACTTCGCAGCCAACCATTTTCTAGTATCAATTCGTAGGCGTGAACGTGCAATGAATTCCGTGTTGCAGACTTCTTCGCCAGATACAGGATTAATCTTAGTATCCCCATAATCTTCATCGGCGATATCCAGGCACTCTTCCGCAAGGATGTCGGCTTGGGTTAATTTTGCTTGGGCGTACTGCACCCGAAAACTTGGAACACGATAACGCCATCTTCTAATGGTTTCTTTTGACGGTAATTCAGGATTAAGCTTACAAAGTTTAGTCAACCCATGCCCCGTTGACGAAACAAGCTCACAAATATGATCGCCCATTTCTTGTGTATATTCGAGCGGCCTTCCCGGGGTCATAGTTTTTTCCTCGGACTTTTTCTCAAAAG